CGTTGGGTCGTAGTTGGTCTTACTTGTCTCTTCTAACTCAATGTAGTAGTTATTGATTGATTGCTGCGTGTCAAAAAGGACTCCGAGGTTTGCACCAATCTCGCTGATGAGTTTGAGTTCAAGGTCTTCGTAAGACTGCTTCTTTGCTGCGGCTTTCTTTTGCGCCACAGGCTTGGTCGGGGCGTTTGGCTCGGTGGGTTTAGAAGTGAATAGTCCAATGAACCAGTCAAAGATACCTTTGATAGCCTTGACATCGCCAATGACTCCCTCGACAGTTTTCTTTGCGCCCTCAAGTTCCATGCGTCCTTCGTGGAGCATGTTGCACCCTGCCTTAATAAAGCCAACAGCGGCTTGCGCCGCCATAAGTAGGGTGAAGGGATCCACATTTTATTGAGGGTCTGCTGGTTCGGGTGTGTTGCCTTCAGCCACCCACTTTAAATAGGCTTGGTAGTCTGAATTAGCGGGGTCGAAGGGGATGCAAGCGTTATCTGAAAGGCGTTGCACAACAGTGACTTCTGTCAATGGAGCAATAGGGTTTAATAATTTATACATTTTATAACTCCGCAGATAATGTTAGTCTTGCGTTTGCTGTTGCGGCCGCTCTTAAATACGCACCCCTACCTACAGTAACCGTAGGAGAAGTAGCATTTACTCTTATGCTTCTAAGAGCGCTTAAATCAAAAGTAATTGCTGAACAAGTCCCACCTCCACTGCCATCACTTGTATTCCAATCACTAGCCGCAGATACCGATCCAGTTGGAGCAGTTCGCATTGTTAAATATTGCAAAACTAATTCAGCAGTAGTTGATCCTGTAATCACTCCAACTGCTGTTGTTTCATAAATAGATGTACCACCCCAAGTTTGAAAATACCTCTGACACAAAGCCAACTCAGTACCATAAGGGCGATACTCAAATGTCGTTGCTACTGTGCCCGTTTCTAGTTGTACGCCTGTGATGTAGAGGGTTGCATTTGCTGTTCCAACGAGAGATGTTGCACCAGTAGGTGAAGTAGCGTTAACACTTTGCCATGACCCAGCAGTTATGCTATTAGCAGAACCAACGCCAAGACTAAAAAACAAACCAATACCAACGCCATTATTTGTAAGCCAAGTTCCTGATGTGTCACCGGGAATAGTTATTGTTTTATATTCAAATGTATTTGCGGTACTAATTGTGTATGTGGCTGTATAAGAACGAGTATTAGACGCACCTCTTAAACCAACACCAAAAGTTCCTGTTAGTGAACTACGCACCCAAAAAGACAAAGTTATTGATGTAGCACTTGCTAAACCAAAATTAAAATCAGCGGTATTAAACCCCTCTATAAATTGATGTAAAGCAAAATAATCATTAGTGCCAACAGTATAAGCAGTTGACGATGATGTTACTAATAAAGAACTGGAAAACCCAGCGGGTGCAGTTGAACTTTGTATGACTGTAAACTTAGACGCTTGACTTACATCAGCCGCCCATCTATCTAAAGTGTATTGTCCGTTTGTAGGAGTAACACTAGCCCCCGCATTACGCTGGTCAATCACCATCGCACCATTGATGAGGCGATTCTTAAAGCCAAATGTACTAGCGCTATTAAAACTAGCTGCTGTCAGGGCTCCTGTGATTGTCTCGCTACCTGTGTTAACGATACCTGTAGTGCCGTTTAGTGTGATTGTCATTTAGGGAACTCCTCTTTTACGGACTGTATGGCGGCTTTCCATGCGTCGTAGCCACCGTGGTACATAAGGTCTAGTTGGTCAGCAATGCTTGGGTAGGCGGCTGCTCTTTTGGCTTTGTATGCGTTGGCGTTCATATAGGCTTGTACAACTGCTTCGTCATATTGAACAATGTTCTCGTCTTTGTCGTAAGCCACATCGCCACGGATAGTGACCACATTACTATAGGTTGCAATAATTGCATTATGTTTGTTCATGCGGCTATCTCCATGAGTGTTAGTGTTGCACCACTGTACCAAGTGATTGTGGAACTAGAGCCAGCCTGAAAATATATGTTGTAGGTTGTAGAAGATGTAGTTGCTGGAGAATCTAAATATATAACAGCAAGCCCACTAATCATTCTATTTGCGGCAGAAAAATTATTGCTACTATTTCCTAAATCTGTCGCGCCTCTGCGAACTGCTACTACGGCTTGATTATTTGCCACACCAGTATCCATAGCACCAGCAAGCAATATTAGTATTTTGCTAGTTGATGAGCTTGGAGTAATGCTTAAACCATAACCAGTTGCAGTTGGAGAGGATGATGCAGTTGTGTAACTTGATGAAGTTATTCCACTAACCACTTGCAACACAGCAGAGCGTGCTACCGAAAATGGATACCAAGTTGTGTTAGATAACCGATAGACATAAGATAGCGGTTGATTTGCAAAAAGTGTTGCTGGTACACCAACTATTGACTGGCCTGTGTTGCCACTTAGCGTTAACGCAGTGATTATCTGAGTTGACTCTACTGTTATGACCATCCCATCCGCAGGGGCGGCGGGCATTGTGACCGTTCCAGTAGCTAAAGTACCGGCAGGGTTAATTATCAGAGTCTGCGTTCCAGCCGCAAAGGTATAACTAAACGCCGTTGTTAGGACTTGGTAGTCGTACTGTTGAATCAGTCCGTTTGTTCCGTCGAGTTTTGCCATAATTTAGCCTTTCGGGTATTTAGTCTTAACCGCTTGGCAGTCAGAAATGTACTTTGCAATCTGTACTTGGTCACCTTTGACCACGCCGTCTAGGTAGTCGGTATACGGGGGATACTCAGCGGCACGTTTTTCAGCATAAGTTCTTGCGGCTTGAACTGCTGCTTGTGTGGCTGCACGAATAGTGGCGGCTTCCTCGTCTGTAATCTGAACAGAACCAGCAGGTAACAAATGTTCATGTTCAACAGAATCAATAAAGTGTAAAGAATTGTCGGGGGCTTTATAGTGTGGCATAGCATGTTCCTTAACGAAGTTCTGCCCAAGTCACTATTGATTTGGATCCTTGATTGTTGTCTACAACATAAGTTGCCCCTGCTGGCACTATTACAGTTACTATCGTTCCCAAATTTGCACTTGCGACACTTGAGGCTGCTGTAATACCACTCACCACGATTGATGAGGTTCCATTAGTAGTTGCTTGTGGTTGAGCATTTACTTGGATTGGTTTTCCTGTTGTATTGTAATAAGTAGTGCCAAGTACTCTACTTGCAGCTACGTTTTGCCAAGTTTGTCCATACCCCAAAGAACTCATAGCAGATAAAGCCTGCCCACCATAACCTTGAATAGTTGATGGTGCTGTAGCCCAAGTCCCTGCCGTCGCCTGCGTACTTTCAATGTAACCAATCACCCGATATGCAACACTTGTTCTGGCTGTTGTTGAATAGACTACTGATGCGCTATCTGCTGCGCCTGCCCCGCCTTCAGCCGTTGTACTAATCAGATTTGTTTCATCAAGTTGGTTGCCGCCACTAATATTTACGGCTGCAAGTTCAATTGTTCCAGCATTATTCAAAGCAATTACTATGATGCGAGATTGAACAGCGCTTACAGTTCCAAGAGTTGAACCACTTGAAATAACTAAACTAGAAGGAGTTCCTGAAACGGTAGTAACAGTACCGCTACCTAATGTGGTGTCACGAAAATCTAGTGTTAACACAGAAGCAGAAATTGTTAATGCGCTGGATGCAACAGAAGCGGAGATTGGTTGTATTTGTACCCCAAAACCTAAAGTCCCTGATGCCGCAGGCAGCGTGACTGTAAATGCGCTATTAGTGTTGGGCGAAGCTATCGTGACTGAACCCGACCCGCTTGCATTACCTGATAATTTGACTTGAGACATCGTTTCCCCTTTAGACCACAGTCCAAACGCTATTGCTTGGAACCGTTACTGTTACGCCAGCATCAATCGTTACTGGGCCAAATGTACCAGCGTTATTGTTCGTGGTGATTGTGTAATTTGTTGTGACATTTAAGCCGTTTTGGTAGAAGATTTGGTCAGTTCCACCACCTGTAGCACCTGCACCGCCGCCAGCAATCTTAACAAAATCACTTGTTGTAGAGTCCCATGCTACCAAAGCTGAACTACCAGCAGCTATGGATACCCCAGTAGTTGGAGATGATGGACCGCCACTGATATAAACCAGACTGCTATCTGAACAGTTATTGACAACTATATACGTCTTACTTGACTTTGGTGCATAAATATAACGTGTTACACCCGGTGCGCCTGTAGCAATTAGGATGGCGTATCTGGCTGCGTTTGTAGAAGATGCGTTTGTATCGCCCGGCTGTGTGGTCGTTAGTGTCCAGTTTCCAGCAGCAACAGAGTTTATTTGTGTGCCAGCAATAGCGTTTTCTACGAACTGGGTCAAATCAGTATTGACGGTGCTACCCCAGACGTTCGTCAACTCTCCCGTAACGGGCAGTACTAATTTAAGTAGGCTGGTATATGAAGATGCCACGTTTAAGCTCCTTTATTCATTGTATTGGTTTATTAGACAACAGTCCATACCGAACCACTTGGAACCGTTACAACAGCACCGCTAGAAATCGTTACTGGCCCACCACTGATAGCGTTGTTACCTGTATTTACGGTAGAACTTGTACTAACAGTCGCAGCATTTTCAATATACCCTTCGCCACCTATGACCGCCCGTTTAGCAGGGTAGTCACACCAAACATCTTTTGTACCGGCACTGAAGTTAACTAAAGCGCCTGCGTTACTAGAAGCCAGCACCGTATCCCTGCTCAGGGACGGAGTTGCCGAAGTGTATGTACCGATACCAACTTCCCATTCTGTGCCAGTCTGACCTGCAATCGTATAGTACGTTACATTGGTATTACCTATAGCAGAAAAAGATTGAAAGCCTGTAGCTGCGCCAAGAAGCGTCACTGCTCCAGTGCTAGTAGTGGTGGTAGTCTCCTTTACTCGGTCTGCTAATACAAATGCCATATTTATCCTTTAAGCGACCAACGCCCAAGTTGTACCCTGAGAATTATCAACATTATCCCATGTTGTGGACTGATTGTCATTCACCAATACCCATGTAGAGCTTTGAGCATCGTTGATGATTTGCCAATTTGGGCCACCCCTAGTCGGTGCATGTCCAACCAAAGTCAAAACCCCACATGGTGGCGTAATAAATGTACCGCTAGACACACTTGGGGCTGCCCCAACCAAGGATAGCGCAACTCCATCAGGTTGTACTGCGCTAGTCTGAGCAACAGACGGGGCATAGCCTGTTATGTTTACAGCCCCCACTGATGGGGTAATTGAAGCCGCAGTTATTACATTTGGTTGTACACCTGCAACTGAAACTGCCCCACTACTTGGCGTTACGAAGGAATCTTGTCTAACCGTTGGAGCGCTATATGCTAGGGTCAAATTACCCGTGCTCGGTGTGATTAGCCTATTTTGGATCGTTGATGGGGCGTTTCCAACTAGAGTCAGTGTCGCCGCAGCGGGAGTCATCACCTTGCCCGTGACAACAACAACAGGCACAGAGCCGATTATTTCTGCACCGCCGCTAGGTGTGAGGACTGTCCCAGTAACAGCCAACGGAGCCGCCCCAGCGATAGTTAAATTTTGTACCGCAGGGGTGATAACTTTGGCGCTAACAACAGATGGTGCTACGCCAGTAAGGGTTAGTGTCCCCACGCTTGGCGTGATAAATGTTTCTCTAAGAAGAGAAGGCGCAATACCTGTAATAGCCGCTGACCCAACAGTCGGCGTAATGATCGTCTGTCTTAGTAACGATGGGGCAACTCCCGTAGCCGTTAACGACCCAACAGTTGGTGTAATGACTTTGGCACTAACAACAGACGGCGCTATGCCTGCAAGTGTCAGTGAGCCAACACTAGGCGTAATGATCGTCTCTCTTATTAGCGACGGTGCTGTGCCTGTAACAGTCAACGCTCCAACGGACGGAGTAATGATTGTCTGTCTAAGCAGTGAAGGAGCCACCCCTGTAAGGGTTAACGAGCCAACGCTAGGCGTAATAATTGTTTGTCTTAATAGAGAGGGCGCTATACCTGTAAGAGTCGCTGAACCAACGCTTGGTGTAATTATTGTTTCTCTTATTAGCGATGGGGTGGCACCTGTAACAGTCAAAGAACCAACGCTTGGGGTGATTATTGTCCCCCTAACAACAGTCGGTGCTACACCAGTAAGAGTCAGAGAACCTACAGATGGCGTTATGACTGGCCCTACAACAGCAGTTGGGGCTACACCTGTAAGTGTTAAAGAACCAACGCTAGGGGTAATTATTGTCCCTCTAACAACCGTAGGTGCAACACCCGCAAGTGTCAGCGAGCCTACAGCGGGCGTGATTATTGACCCACTAAGAACAGTTGGGGCTACGCCCGTAACCGTCAGCGAACCTACGCTTGGCGTAATTATTGTCTGTCTTAGTAGAGAAGGCGCTACGCCCGCAATAGTTACCGAACCTACGCTTGGCGTAATTATTGTTTGCGTTAGTAAAGAAGGCGCTATTCCAGTAACAGTTATCGCGCCTACGCTTGGCGTAATGATTGTCTGTCTTAATAGAGAGGGCGCAACGCCTGCAAGAGTTAACGCCCCTACGCTTGGCGTGATGATTGTCTGGTTTAGTAAAGAGGGTGCTACACCCGCAAGTGTTAACGCCCCAACGGATGGCGTAATGATCGTCTGACGTATAAGTGAAGGCGCTACACCAGCAAGTGTTAATGCCCCCACAGAAGGGGTAAGTATTGTCTCTCTGATTAACGAGGGCGCTGCCCCAGTAATAGTTAACGCCCCTACAGCGGGCGTAATTATTGTTTCTCTGATTAACGAGGGTGCTACCCCAGTAAGCGTTAATGAGCCTACTAAAGGCGTTATGTTGGTATTTGCAACCGAAGCACCACTAAGCCCCGAAAACGGTGCGCTTGAGAACGGTGCTTGTGAAAACATAGTTACCTCTCAATGCCCAACAGGGGGAAGGACAAACGCCGTTCCCCCAAGTCTACGAGCATTACCTTATTAGGTTAAGGTAAATATGCCAGTAGCGGCTGGGAGGATAGTTAACGTGTTTGGCGAAGTAACTGTGAACTGGACGGTAGACAACGCACACCAGCACAATAATTTACCAGCGCCAGCGCCGGTAGAGTTACGGAGAATCGCGTAACGTACGTTAGTTAGAGAAGCGCCAGATGCTGTGAAGGTCAAGCCAATAGTAGACATCGTGAACTTCATCTGTTTTGCAGATGCGCCAACAGTCCACTGTGCCGTTGCAGGGACAAGGTTACGTCCTCCAGCAACATAACCACCAGTAGCAGAAATCTCCGCCGTAATTTGCGCGTATGTGCTAATCGTAAATGTTGAGGCATTGCTCGATGTACGAGCTAACACCATCTTCACTACACCCGCACCAAGCGTAATTGTCCCGTTACCAATGTATCTCTTGGCGTAGTTGTAAAGTTGCCATGCACTTGCAGCCATGTTAAATCTCCTTAATGTCAGCGTATGATGCGCCAGTTTCTAAAATATGGCGGAGAAGCCCACCATACACTTCCAACTCAATCTCATCGCCTAACATTCGGATTAGGTCGATAAATTCTTGTGCTTGCGAAATCATCCAAGGGTTGCAGTAGAAAATCTTTCCGCCCACATTTACTGGGGCGACTAGTTGTCCGTCATTTTCCTCTTGTTCATAAGCATGGTGTTTGCCATCTTCTAAACATGAATCGCATCCAAATAGGTGAAATCGCTTGAACCCTAGCATTCTAAACAAAGGGATCGCTCTAAGCAATACCGTAGAGCCGCCCGGAATGGGATACCACTTATCGTATTGTTCCGCAAGAATGTTGTTAACCATCTCAGCACTTGTGTGCCAAATGTAAGTACGTTCTTTTGGTAACTTCTCAAATACAGATGGGTCACATTGGGATGCAATGAAATACTTGCAGTCATCAACAACATTCTCAACAAACCGCTTGTTGAAGTCCCTACCATCTACCATCACAAAAGCAGAGGGTGTAACGCCGTTATCCAAGCAATATTGGTAAGCATTGTTAATTGCAACTAACTTAACACCGCTTGCACGAAGTTCTTTAATCTTGTCCATGTTTGCAGCAAGAGAAGGCCCACCGCCCACAATCATCACTTCAACATCATTTGTTGGGTAGGGTTGTACTTGTTGAAAACCTAGAGAAATGTTGTGTTTGACATTCGCTTTAACTTTTTCATCGTCTAAGTTGATGACGCCAATATCTACAATATCAGCACCAGAAGCCCATGCTGTTACATAAAACAAGCAGTAGCCATCACGCTCCTCAGACCAATGAATGATGCACTTGCGGTCATTAAACTTCTGCAGCCACCAAGAATAGGGTTGTACGGTTAGATGCAGCTTATGCCCAACCAACTTACCCATGATGTCGTCTTCTGTAGCAATCTGGAAGAATACGTGCTGACAAGCGGCTAAACAGTTATCTAGTACGCGGTCTACATGATGTGGGCGGATATGCTCCATAACATCTGTGCAGAACCCATAGGCGGCGGATACTGGTAATGGCTGGCTTAAATCTGCTTCCACAAAACGCATAGCGTGGCTTTGTGTTTCAAGCATTGGAACAATATCTTCATCTAAGCAGTTATCAGCAAAGTCAACCATAGTGACATTCATGCCACCAAAGAACGCTAAATTCAATGCTCCGCGTCCTGTACCGCAACCAAGGTCGATAACTGACGCGCCTTTTGGAGGCTTAGCTTGTGCTAAAAACTCTTGGGCAATCTGCTCTCCGGGGGCTACAACTCTGTATTCTGGGCGACTCCACATCATCTTGTATAAATCTTTTTCTAACGGGCGATCGTTAGTGATTTTTACTTCTGGTGGGTCAGAAAGAACAGAGGAGAAGAAAGTCATGCGTTCCCTTTTAAGAAATACGAATAATCGCAGATGTATCAGTGACTGCTGGGAATTGTACGGTAAATGTGGCTGTAGAAGTCTTATCTGCGCCAAAATCTAACACACAAACTGCTCCGTTAGCACCGGTTTTATAAATCAAAGCGCCCCTTGCGGTGATGGCTCCAGACCATGAGGCGTTACTGAACGATATGTACGCCGTGGCACTACCTGTTTGGTTGCCTGTAGTTGGGGCCTGCGATATGGTTAAAAGGTTTCCACCCGCTGTATAGCCTGTAGCAGATACTTCGCCCGTAGTTGTATACGCAGTTGTGTTGGCATCCAACGAAGCCGCATTTGTATACAAGGCTATGTAGTAAGTGCCGGACGTAAAGTTAAACGAGCCATTCATCAAACCCGTCTTGAACGTATTGCATGTCCAGTTTCCTGTGAAAGCCATCAGGTCACCGCCTGTCTATATTGACCAGAACGATACGCATCCTGACGCTCCATACCGTCGCCAAGGCGTTTAGCCAAACCTAATGCTTCCTTGTACTTACCATCATAGAGAGCCATCATGTCTTGCTCGCCCTTCATGTACGTGTACGCTTCAACTAGTGAGCCATAGAGTAAGACACTATCAAAGTTATCCCCTAGCCAAGTCTGCCCTGTGCTGTTGGAAACTGAATATACCGTACCAGTAAAAGTAGTGCCTGTGCCGCCAATGTTTGTTACAGACGCGCTTATAGTATCGCCAACCACATAGGATGAGCCACCCTGTGTAATGGTTACAGTCGATACATAACCACCAGCCACTAAAATAGTGGCTAACGCACCGCTACCAGAACCACCAGTCAACGGCACGTCGTAATAAGTTCCAGCCGTCAGACTACCCCCCGGGGTTACAAGCGACACCAAGGTAATCACACCTTGAACAATGGTTGCTGGATAGTAGTAATAGTGTAGTTCTACGCTATACGCGGCACTTGGAGTCGGCCCAATAATGAAAGACAACTCGTTAGTGATTGCGCCCCCACTAATAGTTGGGCCAAACAATCCGTAGTACTTAGGAGCACCTACATCAGTTGGGCTAGGGTATGCCTGACGTATGAAGTTTACGTCTTTGTTAAGCAGGTATTCGTAGGCTCCATCTGCATCAATCACTGCCAATGAGTAGGTAGCTAGATAGTCGTCTGGGGCTGACAAATATGGGCTTGCGGAAGTCAAAGTACCTGTTACGTTTTTGCGTAACGATGGAAACTGCACCGTGTTGTAAATGCGCTGCTCTGCCTGCGTAATGAACGTATTCATATCCGCAAGGTTAAAAGTATTCTCCGTGTAATCGGAGATCGCAGTTACAAGCTGGCTGTAGTTCATCCCATTGGCCCTCTAGCCATCACGCCTTTAGTTGCTGCGCCAGTACCACGGATTTTGATGCCGTCGGTCTTGATAGGCTTGTAGTTACCTTTGCTAATACCGCCAACAGATGGGTTCATCTCTGTCATGCAGTTAGCACCAGTAGTAGTTGGAACTTGGTTAGACACCGAGCCGCTACTCATAGTGTGTGGTTGGGCATAGACGCTGGCAGAACCAACTTCCTTGCCGCCTTGTTTCATGCTGAATTTAGCCATATTAGCCTCCGCGTGAAGCGCCACGTTGGTTCACGACCTTAGCCATGCCACGTCCGTATTGCTTCATCATTTCATTAGTCTTGCCACCTTTAGCTAACTTCAAAGTAGTACCTTTACCGCCTTTGTGTTCTTGCATGTCGTGTTGTTTAAAGGCTTTTTTAATCATCGCCTTGTCTTGCTTCACGTCCATTTTCATGTCTTCTTTGCTGTCGTTTTTTGCCATTTTTAGCTCCTAAGTTACGCTAATCGTTACTGTACCAATACTAACCGTTAATGCCAAGTTATTCGGGGTCAACGCTGCATCAAAAAATGATGATCCACCTACTGGATTCCACCCCCATTCAAAGATTCTGCTACCGCCTTCTGGATATCCAGCACCATTTTCACTGGTGGTATCCGTCAAATTAATATGCAATCCACTTGTTCCAGACACTTGATAACTCGTATCGGGTCTTGGTTCCCTAACCGCTTGTGGGTCATTTACAGGGTACAAACCAAGAGACAACTGTGGTTGGTCTGGGTCCCAACAAGTTGGGCAAACTTTGATCTTAAAGGGTTTCGTCTTAACAATTTGTGTACGTAACTCCTTAAGCATGTAGCGCTGCGAGCACCTATCACACTCGGCGATTGCATGTTTACCTGATGCGTACTTACTAGGCATTTCTTACCTCATGAACGACATACGAGGCACGTAACGATCTGCTGCTTTCTCCCTGTCTTCCTGAGCGGCGAGGTCAAATTGCTGTTCGTAATCGGCTTTTAACATGCCAATCCTTGTTGGGTCTATTTTTGGCAGCTTCATACTGAGGTTGTATGCCAACCCTGCAACCATGCAAGTAATGAAACGAAACGGAATATCTTGTGTAGTTACACCGCTGCCAGCATCTTGCATACGGCGCATGCGGTAGTAAACAAAGGTGTATTGCTCCCCGGGGGAACTCGGTGTGGGCCAGACATTAACACAAGGCAAGTTGTTTACATACACACTATCGCCCGCTGAATGGCTTGCTGCAGTTGTGTTGTTCTGTCCACGCCAAGCGTTCACAATCTGGTTACCCACAATGTTCTGGTACCCAATAGTCTCGGTAACATTGGATGTAGTTATATTTATAAAGCCTTGTGTAGGCAATGTAGCAACGCTAGTTAATGTGATAGTAGTGTCTGTCGCGGATATGGGGTATCCCGTAGCAAGTGTAGTGTTAGCTACAGTAGCCACGCTACCTGTTTGGCGGTTAACGAAAACTTGAATCGGCCTGCCTGTAGCGTTTTTGTTCGGTATAGTGATATAGGTACTTTCACTAATACGGCTAATATTTATATCAATCTGGTTAGACTGCTGTCCATTATTCTGACGAATAACAGTATCAAGCAGGTCAATCGTATCAACTGGAATAGGGTAGATGGCTTGGCCTGTATTCATAACAAACTGCCCTTGCTCTACCGTCCAAAGGTTAATGCCCCGATTAGCCCACTCAATCGTCAACAAGTTAACAGAACGTCTAGCGGTTCTGAAATCGTAGCCAGTACGTAGTTCTTGTCCGCAACGCTCGAAGGCTTCCTCCACGAGGTCGCCCATGTCTAAATTGAAAGTGGTCAAACCGGAGGTGGACATTATCTAAATCCTGCTGTTTTCTTTGCTATATTTTTTGGCTGGGCTACGAATTGCTTCCCGGCTTTTTTGCCAGCACGCTTCGCACGTGTTGTAGCAGCGTACTCAGCAGGGCTGAGACTTTTGATAGCAGCTTCTGGAAGGTAGCGCTCACCTGTTTTACTAGACGGTTTTCCACTTTTGGTTCTCCATTTTTGGTCACCCCAGTTTTTTAAAGACTGTTGTGGCGCTTTCAATCTCTGTAACCCCCGCCCGACGCCTTGTACTTCTTGGCTACAAGTTGGCTTTTGCGGGCTGACCATTGTCCTGCACCGGTGCCTTGAGTTGCTGCAGCTTTTACTTGCGACACAATCTTCTTACGAAGGCTTGGTTTTGTGTAGTTACCAGCGGCATTGACCTTGCCTCCCTCAGCGTACTGAGTGAAGTCAGTATCGTCACGGCGTGCTTTTTTCACACCTTTAGGCATCTTGCTAGGGGCTATATCGCCCATGCCACGTGAGGCTCTCATTTTTTAGCACATCTTTCCACGAGTTTTACCTCGTTGAGCAATACCATCAGCACGAGAAGAAGCGGTGCCACCCTTCTTCATACCCATATCACGACTAGCTGCTCTAGAGGCTTTATCGGCCTGCTCCAGCATCTTCATTTCACGAGCATCATCACGAGCACGGTCAGTAGCAGTTTTCTCAACCCCACGTGTTTCGCGTTTTATCTCGTCAGCGGCTTCGCTTTCTTCTTGCTGTCTGGCTTTTGTTCCTTTGTAGTCCGCATAGCCAGCAGCACCAGCACCGACTAACATTGCTGGTCCCGCGTATCCTTCAACTGCGCGGCTAAGCCTACCGCTACCACCGGAACCAGACTTACCACCCTCAAGGATGGCGTTATGTCGGTATTTATCTGCTGGATTCGTTGCCATAAGGCCTCCTTAACACTTACCGCCGTTAGCCATTTTAATTTGCTTAGCTTTGGTCTTGCCTTTTGAAACAATACCATCAGCAGACTTGTGACCAGCAGATAAGCCGCCAGAAGCCATTTTTTTAGCTGTGCCGCCTTTTCTCATTGGCATTTCTGCTTTGGCTCCAGCTTTTTTCTTAGCTATCATTGCCATAAATCCGGGGTTCATTTTGCCTGCCATATCACCACCTCTTTTAAAAGTTTTGCCTTCATCGGCGTTGTTGAAATCCTTGCCCACAGACTGCGGGACTCCTACTTTCTTAGCGAACGACGGCGAGTGCGCTATCGCAGCCATGAAATTGCGCTGTTTCTTACTCGTTGACGGCATTCTTACGCACCAACTTTTGCACCGTTTCGGTCTCATATATGCGGATACCCATCCACACAATACCCAAAAGGCTACCAACTAGCGTGGCTACTGGAGTCATCCAGCCCATAACACCAGACAACGTGACTGTTAGAGCCGCGCCGTCTGCAAGAGTTTTAACTTCTGAATTCATACCATTCTTCCCTTGGTTTTACCTCGCTGGGCTATGCCGTCTGCACGGCTGGAAGCGGAAACTTTACCGCCCTTTTTATACTCTTCTTGTTTGTTCCCAAAAAGTTTTGGTTTTGCTGGAGGAAGTCCCCCACTAGTTTTGCCAAATGAATTTTCGTCTACACTTATATCTAGCGTTTCTACGGGTTCTTTTTCCATGCCAACAGCATTACGAACAATATTTCTATTGTTTTTCTTCCATGTGGAAACATTGCCTTTTGTTCTTTCGGTTTGATTTGACATTGCCCTATCAAATTCTCTTGGCGATTCTTCTCTAACGTCATTTATATCTTTTTTGGCTTTTTCTGCATAAGACTTTGCCAGCATACCAGCAATTTTTCGTCCGGGCAGGACGTTATCAAGACCTTGATTTACGGTATCAATTAATTCTTTAACTGCCATATCAGCACATCCTTCCCTTGGTCTTGCCCTTCTGGGCCATACCGTCGGCTGCTGTTACATATCCACCATCTGCGCAGTTCCAAGCCCGTAGGCTTTTGTTAATTCTAGAGTTCGGGTCTTTCGCTGTTTTTTCGGATGTCAACTTCTTTTTCATGCCGGTCATTCTGGCGCAAAAAGAGTCTTTCCTTGAGCCGCCTTCTGGTTGCGGTGGTTTCAAGTTCATCCCTTGCTTTTTCGCGGAGGCTCGCCCCTTGGCGTTTAAGCCCCCATTCGGATTCTTGCCTTCTGCTCTCTGCCATGCTGGTGATTTAGCCATTTACGACTTTCAAGCGGGATTCCCGAATGCCTTTTAGCAACGGGACAACAACCTCCTCGCGGAAGTTATTGGTGAATGTTTCGCTACCAATGTGGGGCAAGCTGATGTCTACATCAATGTAGACCTTGAAGCCCATCGCAGTAGCCCTATCGCAGAACAAATAGTCCTCGCCTACGTACCGGTCGCCCACAATATCAAAGTCAAATATGGCAGAGACCTTATTGCCCGTTACATTGTTTGTGTACGACCACTCTGGATGCGCCGCAATCATTTGCTCAATGACGTAGCGACGTATAAGCATAAACCCTGTACCTACGCGCTTGACGCGCATGAGAGAACCATCAAACTCCAAGTCCTCGTTATCGTCCCAATACAGGTCCGTAAAGAACTTTTTGTCTCTAGCCCTACGTGGGTATGCCCCAGCAGAAATATCCTTGTCCCCACCCTGCGCAAGCAGTCTGAGGATATCGTCTGGCGTAGCAACTACGTCAGCATCTATAAAAAGCAAGTCTGTGCAGTCGGTCTTCAAAAACTCTGCTACTAGCGAGTTACGCGCCATCGTGATGATGGAACAGTTCGATATATCAGATAGCGTGACAGCAACGCCTAACCGCATAGCTTCTGGCATCAACTGAGCCAGAGCATACGCAGTCTTAACATTGATCTTACCGTCGTAGCAAGGGATGCCGATAAACAGCTTACGCCCTGCCAGAACTGCTTTTTTAGACTCAGCCATAGAACACCGTAACACCGTTTTGATTTGTGCCAGCCGTACCAAGTTGGCAATAAATTCCAGTGTTAACTTTTATGCCTTCGCCGGGAATTAAAACGCTTGTAGTTGCCGCTTGACCAGAAGTTGTTGTTGCCGCTGTATCCAAAGAGAATATCCAACGTCCACCAGCCACACTCTGAGTTCCACCAGTGCCGGACGTAATTGTTCCAGAGTTGATGTCAGTTATTGTGTAGGTGCTAGAAGTTAAAACAGTAACCGTGTAGTTACCATTTGTAGCGTAACCACCAGTACCAGAACTAAAAGTTAAACCAATAATATCGCCAGTGTTTAAACCATGCGATGCTAAAGTAACTGTTACAACTGCTGCTGTACGGGTGTACGAAGTAATTGCAGTAACAGCGCTAACAGTATCCCAAATGTTTATCGTGCCAGCAGAAGTTCCGCTGGTATAAATAAGACCTTTAAGACGGTTTGCGCCACTAACCGCTATGCCTGTTGCATTTAAATGCGCGGCTTTTACGTCTGTTTGCATCATATTAATCTCCTTGTTCAAAAATAGGGGCCGAAGCCCCTGAGATTAATTAAGCTTGGCTTGGGTTAGCAGAGCCGTCAGTATCACGTACAACGTATTCAACGGTAACCACAATAGAACCAGCCGTTGCATCAGCCGTAGCCGCTGTAAACGTGCCATAGATGATTGCGTCAGTTGTTCCTACGTTGTTAGTCTTAGCAGCTTGCGTTGCAGCGGCAATAGTCGCAGGTGAAGTCTGAACAGCAGAAGTTCCACTATTAACAGAAGTCATGTAGAAGTTAGAAGTTCCAGCATTTCCAATAACAACGCCGCAGTTTGATGCGCCTGTCAGGGCAACAATAACTTCGATATCAAAACGTAAAATCTTTGCGCCAGCAGGCAGAGTAAACATCTGTACTGCGGTGGGAGATGCCAAAATAGTGGCTGTGGCTGCGGTGTACGACTGAGAAACAATCGTTGCGCCCATATTGCGAATGGTGCCAGCAGTAGTGCCAGTTGTGTTTTTAACAGTGCCCAATAACCAAGGGCCTAGGTGAGTTGCGAATCCCATGAGGATCTCCTATACATGCGTTGTGGTATATCAATCTGCATGAGGTCAGCCGAGCCTGTTTGATACACCGATGGATCTCGGTTGGTGCAATATACACCAAAAGAAAAGGGAGCACAAGGCTCCCTTCCCAATTTCCT